GATTAGCATTGTTAGTTAATGAAATAACTTTCGCTGGATCAGTTCCATCAAATGCTACAAGATTTCCATTATAGTAAATATTACCAAACACTAGTGTATTTGGTGTTTGTCCAGGCATTGTACTTGTAACTTCACTTAATGCACATACATACCACATTGTTTTTTGGTCTGTACTTATCTTAGCATCAGTAATCGTAGGAGCAACATATGCACTACCATAAACGACCGGTAATGTATTGTTAGTTGCTGGTGGCAATTGTACTCTGGCACCTGCAGTTTGTGTACCTGCGGCAGTTGAGCCTGCTCTGTTTGAAAGTAATTTACTGATGCCAATTGTTAATAATGTTCTTGCGGCAAAGGCTGCAATAGTACCGGCAATTTCAAATCCAGTTAATGCTGTTACGAAGGCTGCTATGGCTGTGAAAATTGGCATCTTATTGGCTCCAGGTATGTTCTATTGGTTTATAACCAAAACGAGAATAATCTAGTGATTGACCTTCCATTTGACTAATTGTGTAATTTGTAATTCTGCCACTGTCACGCATATCATCACATAATTCTGTATATTTTTTTAATAAACGATATCCTGCTGTTGATCCACGATGTTCTATTTCTACCCAATATGCTATTTCATTCATTGTTAATTTAGTATTGTCCCACATGAATGGGCAACATATTGCAAGTAACATTCCTGTTAATTGATTATTTTTTTCACTAACTAAGGCAATGCCACCACCTGCAAGAATTATACTTAATATCTTAGTTGCTGTAGATTCATTTGTTACTTCTAAACCTTTAATTGTTCCACTGTCATGGTAGTTCCATAACATTTCTATCAATCTTGGAAGGTCAAATTTATTTGCTAATCTTATCATGGTCCTCCACCCTCAGTAGTTCCTGTGTTTGTAGCTGATGAACTAGCATCGTTGGCTGCTGTGCTTGTTGTGGCTGCTGTTCTAGTAACTGGCATACCAAAGTCAAAGTGTTGATCACTTAAACTATATATATTATTCATTGAACTGTCAGTTGGATCAAACTGTTGCCAACTTTTAGTATTTGTTTTACGACCAGCAATACGATTTTCTAGTACTGATTTATATGAACTTGCATTTATGGTAACTGTAAAATTATCTACTAAATCATGTCGTTCTTCAGCTAAGTTATAACTTGTAACAATACCAGTAAAACGATGGGCAGTATTAGATAAGTTAAAATTACTATCATAAAAGCCACGAATAATTTCTAGTTCACTACCACGAACTTTAGTTGCCAATACAATAGCAATATTATTACCATCTATACCTGAAAGACTGATTGAGGTATCAGCACTGGTAACACGAATATCACGCTGTTGGATACCTACACCAAGTAAACCACCTAATGGTGTATATACTTGACCATCAATTGTTTCAGCTTTATATGCGCTACTAAATGTATAAACACTTGTGTCTGCCGTATTCGCTACATCATTGTAAATTGTTAATTTAACAAATTCAGCACTATTGATATTTGTTTTATTACCTGCTACTGCTGGGATAATATCCATTATGCGTCTCCTACGAACTCATATAACATAAAACTATCACTAAACTGTAGTAATGCATTGTTTTGTATAGTACCACTGCCTGTACGCTGATATCCGCCTACTATTAATTTGTACACAGGCATGTTAGGACAAAAGAAGTTAAATTGACATGTTGTGCCAGTTACAATACCTGCACCGACTACGCTGGTACTAATAATATTTGGTCTACTTGTTGTAATAATTACATTTGCTCCAGCACCACGCAAAACATCTTCTTCTGTAGTAAATGGGTATGGATGACCACTAATCTGAATTAAGTCATTCTTTTTAAATAATACAGTAGTTGCACCAACTGCAGGTAATCCAGTTAATGTTAATTGATTACCAACATAAGTTAAAACTGTACATGTTGCTATTTGACCAGCTGTCATGGCTCCTTGATATGCAAAGATCCATTGCAAATTACTGTTATTACCAAATGTAACTAATTGTGGAGTTGTTGTATCCAATGTGTCAAGTTCTTCCATCAATGCACGTGCTTCATTGTATTTAAAACTATTTGGCATGTCTAATGTAATCTTCCATGCATTAGTTGTAGGAGTTTGACTTACTCTTGGTATTTCGTTGCGTGTATATTGTATTCCAACAACGTTACGTCTGTTGATTTTGATGCCATTACATGCATTAATAATTGTTTGTAAACCACTCATCTTTTATTCCTTATCTGTTGCTATATGGCAATTCTTTTTGTGCCAATTGCATTGTACCTAACATTGTTTTACGATTCTCAGCAAAGAATGAAGCTACGCTTCTGCTATCAATTGCTGATACGTTGTATGTGTTATGTGTTACATTGTTAGTAACTGGACCACCAGCCATTAAACCACTATTGGGTATAATTGTACCAGATTGTTTTGGCATGAATAGTTCAGGACCTTTTTCACCAACAACGTAAGGTTGATTAGCATTAACATCTCCGCCAGCAGCCTTACCAAAGATAGAACCAAATATATCACCAAACATTCCGTCACTACCAAAAATACCTGCAAATATTTTACTTGCTTGTGCTTTTAATTCAATTTTTAATATATCTTGGATCATTGAACGTGCAAGATCACCAAAACTAAATTTACCTGTATCAACAAACTTATCAATAGCACTACCCATACTACTGAACATTGCGTTTACTGCATTTTGTGCATTCATCATGGGTTTCATGCTTTTTGCTATATCATCAAATGCTTTTGCCGCACCTAAATTAGCATTTTCACGTGTTGCTTGCTCTCTAGCCAATCCATCTTGTGCAATTGTTACTTTTTCATTTGCAACTTTGTTTGCTTGTGCAATTTCTCTGTTGGCTCTTTCATCATCTTGTTGTGTTACATTTTTTCCTAATGCGGCTAATTTATTATTGGCTGCTAGTACAGCATTAACTCGTTCATTTTCAATTTTCATTAATTCTTGTTTGATCTTTAATTCATCACCATACAATCCAATTAAATTATTTTGATTTGCTAACTCTTTAACTTGAGCATCTTGCACAAATATTGTGTTTAATAATTGTATATCAGCCATTAAATCTTTTTGCTTTTGAAGTTGTTGTATTTCATCAGTTTTAGCTTCTTTAGATAATTCAGCATTTCTTTTGACTTCAACTGCTTGTTCTCTTAATTGAGCCACAATAGCGCCAGTAACTCTTAAATCACGTTCTTTTTCTGGCACTGCGCTTTCTTTTTTAATCTGTGCATTTATATCAGCAAGTTTGGCATCACGTTGTTGGTCAATCATTAAACTGGCTTTAAGTATATCTCCCTCTTGCTGGCGCATACTAATTGTATCATTAATTCTTCTAGCATATGATTGGGCAATACTATCTTGTTGTTTCATTAATTCAGTAGTAATTTTCGCATCTGTAATAATTTTATTTTGTGCATCTGTCAATGCTAATGGACCTGTTTCTCCAGTACTAATCTTAGCACCTGCTTGATTCTGTGCAACAGAACCTGCCATGCGTTTGCCTTCTGCTTCAACTGCTAATCTAGCGGCAATATCACCTTTAATGCTATCAATGCCTGACTGACCTAATCCACCAGGTAACATACCAAGTAAACCAGCTTTGAACTTCTCCATTGTAGTAGCAGGGCCACTAAAGGCTTTGTTAATTGCAATTGCTAAATTACCAAAACTAGTTATTAATTTATTTTCTATAGTATTAGAAAGTTCATCAATAGCGTCACGATACTTGCCTAACTGTTTAGCCTGTTCATCTTTGAACACATCTTTAGCAACATTAATTTTACTAACATCAATCTTTGCGAAACTTTTACCCATCAATTCAACACCGGCGGCGAGGCGCAGTGCGGGATCTTCTATTTGTTTTAATCCTGCAATAACTTCTGGAAAGAGATCATCTGCTGATCGTAATTTACCATTTGCATCGCCTAACTCAACACCTAATTGTTTAAATGAATATCTAGCCTTTTCATTTCCATCTCCGGCTTGGCCTATTGATACTGCAAGTTTACTTGCAAGTTTTTCCATTGATTCTGCATTACCGCCGGCAAGTAATAATGATTCTTTAAAATTCACTAATCTTCCAGCACTAATACCAGTAGCATCACTTACGTCACCTAACTTATCAGCAAGATTAACTGCACGTGCAAACAATGCTCCCATTGCAACAACTGCACTGCCAGCAACAACACCTAATGGACCTAATTTACCGATTAATCCGCCTGCACCTTCGCCAAAAACAGTAGTGCCATCTGCGGCTTTCATAATATGATCACTTAAACCTTTGATAGCTTCACCGGCTTTAGCCGCACCATCGCCGGTTAGTTTTGTTTTTTCATTAAATTTTGTGGCAGCATCAGCACCAGTAGTAAAACTTTTACTAGTATCATCTACTGATTTTTTAAGTTTATCAATTAGTTCAGTACCTGCTACTTGAACTTTTAATAGAAAATCGCTAACTGTTGCCATATTTTTTGCCTATTATTTCTTTGTTTTTTTCTTAGTCTTACTTGGAGTTTTACTTACTGATCTAGATGTATTCATTGATAATGGAGTACTAGAACTTGTTCCGGTAATTTGTTGTTTTACATATTGATCAATATGTCGAATTGTTGGGTTAATTAATTCACCAAGAAATTGATCTGACCAATGATTATCTAATCGTTCGGCGTATGGATAATCAGCATGAATAATATTGTTCTCTTGTCTTGTACTTGCTCTAGCATGTCCAGAACGAATAGGAGTTATACTTTTCATATAATCAGTACCAATCTGAGCAAGAGTATTTTGATTTAATATTACTTTGATTTGATCTAATTTTTGAATAATTGCATTAGTTGCCATCTCTTGCCTTTCGCAACATTTCCATCATGTCATCTTCATTTACATACTTTTCAGGATTCTTATTCATTGCCTTATCATACTGATATTCTTCCCAAGAACTCATAACGTCGGTTATCATTAAATCATATGTATTGGCAGTGGCTAATACTTGACTTGGAAGCATTCCATATGTTTTAGCAATTGAACCAACGTTTAGCATCATGGCTGTGTTCCAGTCTCCACTGATGTTGAGTTCTTGGTTACGGACTTTCCCAAATGTTCTGCCACAGCAACGACACTGGCTGCAAAAATATCTATTGGAAGTTCATGTTCAACATCAATAACAGGCTTACCTTTATCGTTTAGAATAATATTTTTAATTAATTCGTTAAGCACTGTAGCATCAGCTTCGCCTTGTGCTTTAAAAAACTTAAAGTAGCTTGTTAAATCAATATGATCATACATGTGAAATGTTATTGGCTCGCCATACTTTTCAACCAGATCAATACTGTCTAGTGTTATTTCTACTAATTGGGGCTTGATTTTAAAATCTTGAATTTTCATTTGTTAGTTTCCTTTAATTTGTTGTAATGTATTTATTCTTTACTAGAATCTTCAAGCAATTGATTTAGTAACGCTATGCGAAACATTTGCTTGGCTTTTAATTGTTTAACTGTTGCCTGTAGATTGTCAATCATGGGCGTTTGTTTTGCTTCATCGGCAAGTAGGCTTCTTAATTTTTCTTCATTAGTTTTAAGCCATACATTGTTCTTGTCATTATTCATTTGTTATCCTTATTGAGTTATTAAAAAAGGCACCTTGTGAGTGCCTTTCTGTTTTGTCAATCTAAACTAGATTAAACTGTACCAGTAGTGAATGCACCATCAACAGCGACCTCTAGAGGAGTAACCCATACAGGTGCTGTTGGGCTAGTCTTAGGAGCCAAGTTTGTAATGAACCCTGATCCACTGTAAAAATGTGCGCCATTTGCTGTACCATTCCAATAAACTTTAAAGTCTAAGACATTCTTGTTTGTTGAAAGGCTAGCAATACCTAAGTATGCCGCAGTGTTTGCTGTTGCTAGAGTATTACCGAAGTATGCTCCATCATCAACAACTACGTTTGTACCAATTTTGTTGTCTGCTGGTGTAGACAATTTGCGTTGGTCAGCATCACTAAAGTCAGTGTAAGCGTAAACGCCTGTACTGTTTGTGATTGTTAAATCCTGAATAAACGGGATTGTAATTGATGTACTTGTGTTTGCTAGGTTTGCACCTGTTAAACCAATCTGTATAACTGGTTGTGTACCAGTTGTGTTTGTTGCGATACGTGCCATGAGTTTTCTCCTTATGTGTGGCTATTATTGAAATTCTAATCTTGTTAATTTAAATGCCCAGGTATATCTTTGACGCTGAGTTCCATAATTTAATACTTCATTATAACTTCTGTCAAAATAACCATTCATAAATGGTATATTTGTACTTGGATAGTTATCAGTGACTAAATTATTAATCATGTCTCTTACACGTGCTATATTAGGATCCTGTTGGAAACTAATATAAGCAATGTAAAATTCATCAGTTGCGTTATAGATATTACTGCCAGTTGTTACTCCAAGCTGATTAGGTACACGGTTAGTTGTAACGATATCACTAATA